GTCCTGTTTATCTTCAACGAATGGCGCTGGCAGAATAATATCCTGCGGAGCAACAAGACCCTCCAGCGTCTTGCGCGCTCCAGCGAGACGAGCAGCAAGAGTTCCATATTTGACATAATTTCGGCCCCATGACCCATTGAAGCCGTTCATCTGTCTGCCCGTTCCGTAGCACAGACCACGAGCGAAGCCCTGCGAAGTAATGCAATAAGCAACGCTCGCAACGTCAATGGGCGTTGTCGCCATCTTCACGCAGATAACAGTCTGTCCATTTTCTTTGCCGTGAAGTGACGTATATGTCCAAAGCTCTACGGCGCGTCCGCTTCGGATTAACTGCATAACCAGCGCCAGCGCGGCGATGCCACGAGGCAGAAGATCCTGCCAAGTAAAAGAAGCGGACGAAGTAACATCAACCCAAACGCGCAACGGAGAACGCTCGTCTTCCGTAATGTGTCGCCGTCTCATGCATTCGGGATCGTTCGCAAGAAACGCCGCAACATCTGGATACGCGCCAACGACATTGTTCTGCCAGACAACGCTGTCACGCTGCAGTTCTGGTTCAATTTTAGCGAGTAGTTTTTCGGCATCGGCAACGCGACTTGCATCTCCTGTGCGCGTCTTGCGAAGATAATCTTCGGTCGTTTCATTTCCATACCAAGAACCACCGCCGCTCAAATATGAAGTCTTTGCAGCGTTGGCGAGTTCGGTGGGCGAGTGGAACATAATTTGTCCCTTGTCGTTGACTTTGTGTTCGCGATTCATTTTGCTTCTCCTTAATTGAATTAGGCGACGATTTGTTTCCAAGATTCTTCCGCCATGCCCATACGAATCACGGACTCTTGCGCGTTCTGCCAAGTGTCGCCTGCCTGCAAGAGCTTGCATCCACCGATCGAAGCGCGAGGACTGATCACGCAACGAATGCCAGCGCGAGCCGCGTTAGCTCTGCATTGCTGAACGTGAGTGACCCAGCGCCCCCCAAGCTCTTGATCATTGATCTGACGCAAAGCCAGATGACGCTCCAGAGTTTCGTCGGTGTCCCAATTGAGCATTGCAAAACGATTGCGAAACGCTTCGTCCAGCTTTGCACGACCCACATAATCGTGAGTCGCGCCAAATCCCCAAGTGTTCGCCGCTGCCATGCATCGAAAATCGGGGTGAGCTTCAAAGCATCCGTCTGGAAAATCACAATGCCCATTCGACAGTGCGGCATTGAATGCAAGCAACGCGCTCGGCATGGACGCATCCACTTCATCAAATAAATAAAGTCCGCCCTTCGTGAACGCTTCGCGAAACGGACGACTGACAACGCGCCCCTGCGCGTCAGTAAAGCCGATCAATTTGTGTTCGCTATCAATCGCTCCATTGAAGTAAAATTTAACTTCGCGCTCCCATAACTGCGAAAGAGCGTTCGCCGCTTCGCGTCCTGCCGTTGTCTTGCCTGTTCCTGCTGCTCCTGCCAGATAGACGTTGCAGCCCGCTTGCAGCATAAGCATGAGTCGAGAAAATTGCTTATGTTGAATTCCCGCCTCATAGGACTTGCCTGCAGGAGTGACAACTTCAATACGAGTTGGCGCAAGACCCACCTCCTGCTTCACGACTTCGCGAACAATCGCCGTGACCCGCTTTTCGTCGAGAGTGTCGCCAATGATTTCGCGCAATGCTGAACGCAGAGCGTCAGTGCCGTTCGAAGCGATCACGTTTTGCGCTTTGTTTTCCTGCGTCACAGAGCGGACTGCTTTGCTGCTTTGCTGCTTGTCGTTCTCTTGCATTTGCTGATCATGCTCGCCGCTGACAATGCGCTTAACGACTTCGATCGCGGATTTGACTTCTGTGTTCTTCATCATCCGAATCAATGCGAGTTGCGGACGAGTCTTGAATCCTGCGCGCTCAATAGCTTGCAGCGCTGGCAGTTCTTCAATGACAAGCAGACGAACGAAGACGCGCTGCTTGGGTCTGATGTGTGAGAGCGCTCCAGTGATGCGTTTCTCGTTGTCTTGTGTGATGTTCTTTTTCATTTTTTATTCTGTTGGTTTTGGTGTTGTTGTTTGTTCAGATCAAATTGCGGCCCATGTAAGTGTTCAGTCTTACGGCAAGATCAGTGTTCCAAGTTTGGCAAAAGTTGTTCGCCTCGCTCTGCTTCTTATGAGCGAAAAGAATTTCCGCGCCATTGATTCCGCGAATGACGAGCCACTTCCGCCCGTCCCAGTTCATCACTGCCATATTCTTGCGAATTTCTTCGACTCGTGGGGTGTGTGTTTTCATTTTTTGATTCTTGAAAAGTTGTTCAACGCAGCATCCACATTTTCACAATGTCCCAAATGTCCTGCGACTCATTGCCGCGAATAAAGAACAGTTGATCCATTTGCTTGCGTTCTTTGATGTGCAGATAAATGTCTTCCACTCCGTTGAAAACTTGCGTTTCGGTCAATTGGATCCGCTCGTCTTTTGCAAGAGAGAGAATGTCTTTTTCGATTTTGCTTTTGATTTCGTTTGCTTTCATCGAGATCAAAATAACACAAGCGCTTGCCCGATCAAGAATTATTCCAGAAAAAAAAGCCTCTCTGTAAATGCTTGAAAATCAAGCACTTCCATGAGAGGCCTCTATCGTTTACTCTGTTCAGCGCTCGGAATTGCGCTCGGAAGACGGAGAAAGCACTCGCGCCAAAAGCGCTGCCGCAATCTGCATTTTTTCGCAGTCGCGAAGATGGTTTGGGCGTCCCTTGATCACGACCCACTTTGCTTTAGTTACTCCCGTTACGGGATTTCTCATCTTGCGCTTGATCGTGCTTCCCATTTGCTCGTGCCAATCGCTGGAAAAATCCTTGGGATATTCCCAGATCGGCGGCTCGCTGCGTCTCAATGCATCCAAAACATCTTCACAAGTTGGCGCGGAAAATTTTATCAGCGGACAATTTCGTCGCGTTAAGTTTCCCGCATCCCATCTGCCGCCGCCTGCTGGATCGCCGCGCTCTGGTCTGCCATATGCTCGTTGAATTTTTTTGCCGTTGTCTGCCCATGTAAAACTTTCATTCTCGCTGCCTCGCAGCGCGACCCAACCGAAGCGACAGCAATGCCAATAAACTTCGCGAGTAGCAAACGCAGAATCCACGAATACGCACGGCGGACGAATCTCGTTTTCTTCGCGCAATTTTTCAAGATCGTCCCACGATTCAATTCTGCCAGCAAATCTTCCGCGACTTCTGCCGTCTTTTGACCAATCTCTAATTACTACCCAGAAATGCCGCCCTCCAGCGTCTTGAACGTCAACAGTCATTGCAGAAAACTCGGCTTCGCTCCACCGATCTCCTGACAAATAATCGCTGGCAGAGCTTCTTACTTCTTCTTGCTTCTCTGCATCATCAATCCATGGCTCTGCAAGTGCGCCATTAATAAAATCCTGCAGACCAAGCAGCGAAGCCTTTTGGCGCAAAAATAAAACTGCGAGTTCTCCAAACCCGCACGAACGCCACGGAGCATATAAAGAATTCAAATGATAGCTTCTTCTGCCTCTTGATGCGTTGGCGTTAGTGGCTCGCCATTCTCCCGCTCGCAGCATTCGCGTTTTATGCGAATCCGTAATTTTTTGAGAACAGCTTTCGCATTCATAATAAGTTGTCGCCCGAACTTCATCTTCATTCCATGCGCCATCGCTCATTCGTGCCGAATCACTCCATTTCACTTGCTGCCATAACAATCGCTGCATTGCATTACAGTGCGGACATGGAACGAAGTAGTATCTTTGATCGCCTTGCAAAAATGCCTGCCAAATTTCTCCCTCTGCCGTTGTCGGAGTGGACGATTTTACTCGCAATGCATTTGTATAACTCTTGGTTCTATTTTCTGCCAACGCAACCGCGCCAGCTTCGCGCTCGTTCGGCATGGCAAACTTGTCCGTTTCGTCCATAATAAGCAGTCCAGCAGGTCGAGATGCCAAATTTGCAGGACTATTTGAACCAATAAACGTCAATGTGCAGTCTTTGAATTGCTGCTCCAAAGTTTTGAATCTATTTACATTGCTCGGTTTTAAGGCTCGCAGTTTGTCGCAATCATCCACCATCGGCTGCCAGCGATTTTCGCTAAATGATCGTGCAAGATTTTCGCTCGGCATAACCCAAATCGTCGGCACTGGATTGTTGACCATGCGCCACGCAGCGCCAATCATCATCGCTGTGGTTTTGGATGTCTGACTTCCGAAGCAAAGACATAAATCCGTAATCTCTGCATCTGCGAATGCCTGCAATGGCTCACGAACGTATGGCGTTAGAAGTGTTGAATATGGGCCAGGAGTTTCCGTCTGTCTGCGCGTCAAAACTATTTCATCCTCCGCCCATTCCCACACATCGCGCTTATCCACTGGCGCAAATACTTCTCGCAGCGCTCGATCAAGTTGTATGGATAATGTCATCGAATAAATTCAAAGCTCGCCGTGATTCGTTTATGCGAAGTTTTCATTCTTACGTTCTTCACGGTTTTGCCGAGTCGCGTCATTTTCCATCTCAACGATTTTGCGCGGTGTCGAATCATTGCTGGCGCAGAGGTCGTTGATATAAATCTAAAGCCCTTTCGCAAAAAATATTCTGCCACATATTCGGACAGTCTATTTCCTATTCCAATTCCTTGAAAATCTGGAAGCACTACAGTTCTATGCTCTCGCTTAAAGTTGGCGCAAACGGCATGAGGAAAATGCAACACGGAACAAAAGGCAACGGGCTTGTTGTTCCACGTTGCAACGAAGCATTGCGCCGTTTTGTTTAGCGCATGATCTAAATAGTGATGCTCTCTAAAAATGTTCCAAGCGGCACTTGTTGTTTTGCGAACGTCGAGGACGATTTCAGGGAATCGCCTTCGCTCCCTCCATTCGAAGCGCTGACTTCCTACATCGAACACCCAATCTGGATCAAGCCAGTCAATGATGTCATAATGACAGGAAACGGCAACGAACGGAGGGCTCGCTTTCTTTCTTAAATATTTAGAAACGGCCGCGCATCCAATTTTGGCAACGTCTCTATCAACAACGGAAGTAAACTCATCAAAAACAACTCCGCTCGTGTTGCTCAACAAGCAGCGAGCCAACTCGACGCGAAACTTTTGCCCGTTGCTCAAATGCGCGTATGGCTTAAACCAATGAGGCGGCGAGCTAAATCCTACGGCATTCAGCGTCGAAACAATTGTCTTAATGTCGCAACTCTCGTCAAAGTCATCTACAAACGAATTGGACTTGTGCCATTCAAACTGCTGATGAAAATAAAAAGATTCGAACGCAGTTTGCGCCAAAGTTGTTTTGCCGCAGCCAGAAGGGCCAACGATCAAACCAATTCCCCACGACTTTTCTTCCAACGGCAAAACGCTCGTCCATTCGTGTCTAACGCTTTCGCGTGAATAATCATACATTCCGCGAATCTGCGCCACTCTAAATGAAGCGGCAATTTTGCTTTCTCTTACAATGTTGAAAGTCGGCATGATACTTGTTGCTTGGTCAGAAGTTCATATATCTCCTGCTGCTGCAATTCGTCTTTGCATTCCGCAATGACCTCAAATGTCGGAGGCAAATCGTCAATGGACGCGCTCTCCAAATCTTTCATCTTGGGCACTGACTCGGAATCAAAGCCCAAATCTTCCAAACTAAATCCTTCCGCCGCCAATCCCTCAAGCTCCGCGCTTAATAGCTCGGTATCCCACTCGGCAAGTTCGGCCATTCGATTGATGCTAATGCGTAGCGCCTTAATATCCGCTTCGCTTAAATCGTCGCAAAGAACCACGGGCACTTCCTCCATGCCAAGATAATTTGCTGCCTTTACTCGCAGATGACCATCAATCAAAGAGCCATCCGATTTTGCCAAAACTGGAACGCGAAAACCAAAGCGCTTGATGGCAGCGGCGATTGTTTCCACGGCATGATCGTTCTTACGAGGATTGCCTGCGTAGGCAATTAATTTGTTAAGCGGTAGCGTTACGGTTTTCATAAATAGCCTTGAACAAAGTTTTGTCTCGCCATTCTTCCAATAGCTTTTGCGCCAGAACGGGATCTTGTGGATTTACTTTGCCAGCGAGAGCAGAAGGCATGGAGGATGCAATCGTTCGAACATCTTGCAAGACAGTTCGATAAATTCTTTCGGCATCTTCGATCTGCATGGTGCGTCTATCGCGCTCCATTAAATCACGCAGTTGTCGTTCATAGGCAACCTGCTTCGCAATGTATTGCTGATGCGTTTGCGCCCATCGACGCGAGGCTTCGATGTCTCCGCTGTGATGAAGACGCGCCACTTGGGCTGCAGCGTGCTTGCGGAGTTGCCGCTGCTCATTCAACGCCTCGCGACAGTTGTCCGTATCAGTATGCGTTTTGATCGGGTCTTCTATTGATTCTTCTGCGCGTCGATTCATTTCGTCGATCACCTCGGCGCGTTGCGTTGGCGCGGTGATGGCGCTGGATTCTGCGGCGATAATGTGCGCTCTTGCGGGAGCAAACGAGCGGTGCCGTCCGTTGGTCTTATACCACGATTGCGCGGACTCCACGCTGTCGGAAGGCATCCCACGTTTTATGCATTTGTGGGCTCCTGCGGCGGTAATCCCAAGAGCGGCGGCAAGTTGTCGGACAGTCATTTTGTTTCCTGCTTGTGTCAACGTGTTAACTTGCACAATTCCGAGTAAACACGCAAGAAATCTACGCGAGTCGCGTGTCACTCACCCTTTCGGAAGTGAAAAGTTTACTTTGTTGCCAGCCTAACTCCTTGACCCTCAATGTCTTGTGTTTTGTGAGTTTGCCGTGTCGTTCGTGCGCTGCTCGTTGCGTCTTCTGGCATCGTCTCTGGCGATTGCGTCGAGCAGATCAAAGGATGCCACCCCTTTCATCGCCTTAAATATTTTGGAGTTCTCTCGTCCGCCTCTCCCTGTATTTCTGCCGTTGTATTTATGTCCCGTTGCTTTGTATGCCGCTTCTTTGCTCATAGTTCATTCCTAATTATGCGCTCATGCGCCTTCATCATTGCTTGCGCGTAGTTGCCTACGTCATCAATGCTTATGCAATTATCGCTGATAATTCCGTGTTCTTGTAGTGCGTTCATAAGACGAACATCGTCCCACCCGATGCGCCGTGCGTAACGGCGCAAAGGGTGTTCGGATGAATCGCTCCATTGCCATCTCACCATCTGTATTCGACTTCTCCTTTGGCATCGGTGGGTCGCAGAGCGGTGAGCGTTTTATAAGGTCGCAATGCTCCTCTGTATCTCCATGCTGGGCGTGGCTTATCTTCTCCTTCTTTGCCTTCTGGCTCAAACCACCATTCGTCTGTCGTTGCTTCGTAGCCATAGACCCAACCGCGCACGATAAAGCCCTTCATGGCATCGCAAATGACCAGAACGTATCGCCGCGCTGGATCATCGTTGTCTCTAATCCATAAAGGCGAATCTGGATTCGTGGACGATCTTACTTCAATATCTTGCCCTACGTCTGCCTGCTTGTGAAACGTGTTCGTGCTTGGCAGATAGAATTTATTGAAGGGTCGCCCGATTACGAGTTCGGCCAGAATGCCGTTGATAGTTCTTTCCAAGATTGCCTTGTCGTATGTTTCGTAAGTCGTAGATGGATTCAGACCAAGAATCTTGGATTCCAAGATTCGAAGCTCTGCAAGTTTTACCGCTTCGACAATCGTCGAGAGACGGAATGGGGTGTAGTCGGTGTTCATTGTTTTGATTTATTGCATTCTGTGAGAAAGCGCATTGGATCGAAGCGCGGATTATCTCGATAGAAATCTCCCATGAGTTCTCCGATCAGATCCAACATAGCTTTCGGTTGCGTTTTTCTGCCGCTCATGTGCCATACTCGATTGATGGCTTCGGCAACGATTTTGTAGTGTTTTCTGGTCATCATAGTCTGACTAATGGTGTGTGTTCCTTGCCGAGCATGGCGAGTTGCGTATGCAACTCCTGCTCACGTTGTTTCAGTTGCTTCAGTTGCTCTGCCGCTTCTGGCTTCAGCTTTCGTTCCCAAGGCGTATGACTGTCCAATGCCGTCTTATTGCTTGGGTCGCCCTGTATTCGACTGACCTGTTGCTTTACGGCATCAATGGCCTGTCGTAGCTCCCATGCGCTCGCTGGCTTGCGTCCCGTTGCAGGGGCGATTCCGTTGCTGGCTATGGGCTTTTCCGCTCGATTGAGCCAGTTAATGAATCGGCGGCGACTGGCTTGTCTGCCGTTGATCGCGCACCATGCTTGCATCTTGCCAAGCTCAACGAGGATATTGATCGACGAGTAAGCTGGATTCTTTGCCAATTCTTCAAGCCAATCCTTGTCGCTGGTCGCGGAAAGCTCCGCGACTTTGGTCTTCACTTTCTTTTCCTTTTCTATTTCATTCCTTTCCTTTCCTTTCCGTTCAAGCACTTCTCCAAGCTCTGCTTGAAGCTGTGCTTCGCCAGATGCTTGAATCTGTGCTTCGCTCAATGCTTCGCGGCGACTTTGCCCAGAGCGTTGACCGCCCCTTCTGCCTGCTTCGCGCTTTGCTTGGACTTCTGTCTGCTTGTCGAGCGGGTAAAAGAAAACGGACAGATGATCGTCGCTCCATTGCCAGAGAGGAGACTTCTCTTGCACTTCCGAGAGCGTAACGCCGCAAGTTTGCTGCCATTGACGATCTTTCCATGAGACACAATCGGCGATTGTGCCTCCGTTTTCCTGTTCGCAACAGTAGCAAAGCAGATTTAGCCAAGTTGCTCGTGCTGTGGGTTCGCTGCCTATGTATTCGGCGGATCGAAGTGTGCTTGTCTTCAGATTGATATAAATCATTCTTCGCTTCCTCCAGACATGGGGGGAGGCATTTCTGCCCCCTCCCTTTTGTCGTTGAGAATGTCGCTGGCTGATTGCAATTCAAACTGCAGGAGAATGCATTGCTCTTTAAGCCACGCCATCGTTTCCATTATGCTCGCATCATCTAACCCATCACAGACGCTGCGTTCGGAGAGATTCATAGTCCGACCTCCCTCGCTACGCTGTTAAGAGTGATTTTGACCCTTCTTCGCTCTGCGAGTTCTTCCAAAAACTCAACAGTTCGCGGATGATAACCCTGCCCATGAAGCGTGTTTAGATCGTCGGTCAGACTGTTGAGCCATTCCATGGCCCAAACCAGATCGGTAACGACTAACCCGTGTTCGACAAGCGCGGTTCCGAGCAGATCCTTTTCGTTTATAGTGTCGCTCATCGAGTCATCTCCATTTGCTTGTATGCCCATGAAGGCAGATCAATAACTTGCGATGCTTTCGCATAACAGGGCCATTCGTTTAGCTCTTGGCATTTCGCGATCAGTTCAAGCGCATTGTTAAGCGCGCTTAATCCAATCTGCAATGCGGTGGGCGAAAGCTCATAAACGGCAACGGCATACGGAGCAGTTTTTTCCACGGCGATGAACGCAAAGCGCTCGACCTTGGCAAGTTGGCAATACATTGCTGCTTGAACGTGATAGTTGTAGCGAAAGATGGCAGAGGAAAACCCCTGCGCGTCTCCCGCCTCGGCTGTCTTCACATCTGCAACGAAGTCATTACCAAGAACGTCGAGCCGTCCTTTGATTTTGAGTCCGCTGCGATGACTGTCATACAGACTAATCTCGCGCTTGCTGTTGTGAAGCAGTTCGTAAGCGGCAGGATGTGCCGCGACCGATGCTTTCATGCCTTCGATCATTGTCGCTTCGTCAGCGTCAAGGATGGGAACATCTCCGACAGATGCCTTCCATTCCTTTCCCTCCACTTTTCGAAGATCGAGTCCTGTTGGCTTCACGACAAATGCTTTTTCAAGTCGTTCTGGTTCAAGAACAGCCATATGACAGAGAGTGCCGATAAGGAAGGCGCGAGTTTCTTCGCGCTTAATCTGCCCAGTTCTGTATGCGTGATAATGTGCTGGTGTGCGCGGAGGCAAAATCCATTTTAAGTCTGATGCGGATATGCCTTCGCTGGTTCTATACGTTTCGGCGTCGATGCCGTGAACAGCGGTTGCCATGATTAGAAGGGGACTTTTTCCCCGCCCTCTTGCTCGTTGTTCGAATCGTTGTTTGCGGCTGTGCTTACAAGATAGCGCCAATTTCCAATGATTGGGCCGCGCTCGCCTGCGTCACGAGCTTCTTTGGGGATGGACTGAATTATAAATCCGTCATCTCCATACTTGGATTCTCCCGTATTGTGCATGAGCAAAGCATCCAGATAGATGCCCTTTTTGCCTTCGTGAAGGCGAGTCTTGTCTATTTTGGTGACATCAAGTTTCACCACGATTTTATTTTGCATGATTTATACTTTCTTTCGTTTTTGGTTATTGTTGCTGATTCAGAAGGGAATATCATCTGCCCTGTCTGAAATTGTTTTCGTCTGCGTAGCTGCAGAAGATTGCTTGTGTTGCGACTTGCTTGCGTTGGCGTTGGGCCATTGATTTGCTGCGGCATTTCCATCGTCATCTTCTGGCGCAATGCCACAAGCAGACATAAGACTGTATCGCCGTGCGTAGGTCAGCGCGGAGCCGTAGCCTTGTGCATCGTTCTTTTGCACAGGAACGTGCAAAGGCCCGCTGCTCAACGTCTCTCCGCTCGTATGAATGAAGATCGTTTCCACTGTCACGCCGCTGGCGCTCGGAAGAACGCGCTGCATGAAAGCGATTCCATGTTTATTTAGCGCCCCGACAACTGCTTCGACGCACGAAGCAAGATCGGCATAACGACTCTTGTAATGAGGGTTCTCGGATGATTTAAGCGCTGGCCCATATTCGGATTGCGCTTTGACAAGAGCAACGGCGATTGCCTTGCCCACTATAAACGTGCTTTCGCTCGTGCTTTCGATTTGTTGTTCGTTCATTTGGTGTTCGTGTTGTTCTGTTGTTTCAAGCAGTTCGATCGGCGATTTCTTTTAGTCGCGTCTCTAACTGCAAGAGCGTATTGGTCATGTCTCGCTTGTCTGCGATCAGACGCAAAAAATCTTCACCCGCAAGAGTGACCAGAAATGGTTTAGAAGATGTCTTGTGAGCAACGACAGGAGGCATCCCTATTGGGCAAGCATTGGAAGCCTGTTCGTATGCTTGTCGGACGTTCAGTTTCTCAACGAATTTGACTTCCCACCAGTAGCCAGAATCATCTTCAACGTCTGCGCCTCCGCTTCCAAGATGACTCTGCTTGTATCCTGCTCGCTGTGCGTCGAAGCCATATGAGCGAACAACATCGCGCCACAGACGCTCGCCGCGCTTGCCCTTTTCTCTCTGTGCTTTGCTCATTTTGGATAAATCGGATTTTTTGCCCAAGTATCAAGCAAACTCTTTTGTTCGGTTGGGCTAAACTTTGCAAATTCCGCGATTGCTTTCGTGACTGAAACGCTCATCAAGTGCGCGTCATGTTCTGCAGACTCGCGTCTTCTTCGCTCTGAATCTAATTCTTCGCGAAGACTGAAGATTTCGGCATCCTTCATTTTAAGAAGGTCATCGTATTCCATTTGTAGTGAATCAATCATATTCCGATCGTCCTTCCATCTATAAGGCGAGCTTGAGGCAGCCAATCTTCCGCCCATTGCTTGGCCCAAGGTTTTGCAATAATCGCCGCAGTAAGAACAACGCAATTTGCCGCGAGATATTCTCTATTTGCATTCGGAGCCAAAGCGAGGGCCGAATCAATCTGCGTATCTCGCTCCACTCTCATCATGCCTTTACGACGAGAAAAGCCAGTTTTTCGCTTCTTCGCGTGAGAATTCTTCCAATTCTTCGACTTCGGTCGTTTTAGAAATCCGTATTTCATTGAAATAGAGCAAGCAAAGTTTCGGTGATCCAAATAACAACAAACGCAAGAGCAGTAAGCACGGCGAGCGCTGCAAGAGCGCTTTCTGGGGGCGCTGGAGTCATCGTGCTTCGTTCTTCATGGGAAACGTCAGAACGTGCGTCTCATGCACAATCTGCAAGCCCTCTGCTAATGCGCGACGAACAATCTCCGATTTTCCTCCCTTGAAAAATGGAGCAAGCGCATTGATACGAGCAGAAAGAGCCGTAGGAATTTTTGCTCCGAGATGCACCATGTTTTCGTTTTCTTCGTTGCTCATGTTGCAAGTGTTATAGGGAGTTCACGCACTTGCAAGAAATTCTTTCCAACTATTTAACACAAGCGCTTGTTCTATATAAAACAGGAGAGACGCGCTCACATCATTGACATAAATGCAGCATCAGTGGCATCCATCGTTCGCAAGTGGAAAAGATTCGTGGCCGTTTCATGCACGCATGGACACATGGCAGACCAGCGAGCCTTGTCTGCAATGATCAAGTTTCGGAAGGCATATCAGCCTCATGCTTGTCTGCACTTGGGAGACTTCACGGATATGGCCGCTCTACGCGCTGGCGCTCGTCGTGATGCCGATGATCCCGATCGCTGCCAGAGCATATCGGATGATCTTTTGGCGGGTCTTTCATTCCTTTGGGAGCTTGAGCCAACTCACATACACATGGGGAACCATGAGGATAGACTTGTAAGCATGGCTGAAAGCGGGAACGGAATTATTAAGTATGCCGCTGGAAATGTTTTGCAGAGAATAGAAGCTGCGGCCAAAAACATGAAAGCAAAGCTCGTTCCATATGAAGGATTGCAGCCAGAAGCCTGCACGATTCTCGGCAACACGGCTTTTTTGCATGGCACCATGTATAATGTGTCTGCCGCTCGTGATCATGCCGAGGCATTGGGAATGTCGTGCGTTTTTGGGCATACTCATCGCGTGGCTCAAGAGGCTGGTCGATGCCAGCGCCCAGTGGTTGGCTACAATATTGGCTGCGGCATACAGCTAAATGTAGGTTATGCAAAGTCTCGTCGCCAAACTCTCGGATGGGATCACGGCTTTGCCTATGGAGAGTGGACGCATAATGCTTGCGTGATTAATCTGGTTACTCTGTCGCCTCATTACCGCTTACCAAGATGAAAAACAAACTTCCGAACGATCCCGAACTAAAAAAATGGTGCGACATTCTTACGCAAAGCAGCGTTCCAGTGGATGTTGTTCCGAAGGGATGGCATACTGTTGCCGAAATTGCACAAGAAAGCGGGAAAGCGTTAGTCACCACAAGTCAAAGAATTAGACTTTTGGTAAAGCAGGGATTGGCAGATCGAAAAGATTTTCGCATACAGCTGGAGCAGCGCGTTCGCCCTGTTCCGCATTACAGATTGAAATGATATGGCTCGCACCTATGTCATTCGTGCGGAGCAGGCTCCAGTAGCCGTATTGGCTTTGGATGAAATCTGTTTTCCGAACGATTATCGCGTAAGTCTTGCGGACTCTCTTTGGTGGATTGTATGGCGCGGCAAAGACGCTGTCGGTTATGCTGGTCTTCGACCCTGCAAGAATGTCTGCAACACTGGAGTTGGATTTCTATGTCGCGTTGGAGTAGTGCCAGATCATCGCGGAAAAGGTTTGCAGAAGCGTTTGATCAAAGTGCGTGAGGCAGAGGCAAAGCGCATCGGATTGACGGAGCTTGTGACCTATTGCGTTCCGTGGAATTGCGCCAGCATTAATTCGCTCGTGGCCTGCGGATACAGATTCTATCGCCCAGAAACGAAATACGGCGGCGGAGGCTCGATATATTTAAGAAAACGGCTTTTTTAGACACGTTGATTCAATCGTGTTTAAGGTTTCGACACTTTCCTTTAATAAAAGCCGCTTCGGTATAGACAAAGTAGCGGGAGCGGGGATCGAACCCACCTAAAAGTGCTTATGAGACACTCGGACTCACCAGAATCCAATCCCGCAATTATGCCACGGCAGTTTGGCTTACCATGCCGCTCGGCCATTTAGAGCGAGCTTCGGCCAAGGTGAGCGCCATTCGCCGTTGAAAGTGCGGACGATCCACGAGCTTCTTCCATCTTCCGCCCCATTCAAGCCCAAGTTCTTCGCCAATCTCGCCAGCGCGAGTGTATTTAGGCGAATCCCATACAGGATTCTTCCCGCTAAACAGCGTCAGATCGTATGCCGTTCCAAAGTTATGCCACGAATATCCCGCTCGTGCGTTCGTGACCTTCGGGCCTTTGGCCGTGCGACCCTTTGCATACAGGGCGGTCTGCTCCGCGAACGTGCGGCGTCCGCTGGTAATCTTGAAATTCATTCCTGCCGCATGAAGACGGCGAAGATGTTCCCGCGCAAGACGGGCTGTGACTGGCTCCAACGTAGCCAGATTCTTTTCACTTCGCGGATCGGCTTGCCACACGTTTGCTTTTGCCTCGCTCGTGCTGATGCTTTGCGCGGGAATCGAGGATGCTTTTGATTGCAAGGAGGAGTTCGGCAAGGTCGGCTGTGGGCCATTGCGAAAGGCCGCGAATAAGTGATTTAACCATGAGAAGAATTTCATTTTTTCAAGGAGGGATCTAACGGACGCTCAATCTGCAGGAAAAATTCGCGCGTGTCGAATTTATATCCGCCGCCAACTTTCATTCCTTCGCATCCGCAAAGGAAAACCGACAGCAATACCAAAAAGCGAATCACTTGGATTGCTTGCGAAATACGTTGATCAAACCAACCAAAGCCAAGCCTGCGGCAATGATCGCGTTCGCCTGCGCGGGATCAACTTGCACTCCCACGGCAGTAAGCAGCATCACAATTCCGCGCCACGTTGAATTTTCCGACAGACGTTCGATGAGGTAAGAGATCATACTATTCGGAAGGTGTCAAAGGTGCGGATTCGGTCAGTTGCCGCTCAATGGAAGCCGCCACAGGCATGATTATTGCCGCCGCATTCAGCCCGCCCTGCTTGCACGCGAGGTCGAGGCATTGCATGACGATCTTGGCCTCGGCTTCGGTGAGTGTGACTTGCTTATTCATTGGGCTGCTGCTGTTGCGCTGCGAGATAAGCCTGTGTCGCGGGAATCGCGGCCAGCACAGCGGCGAACGCGGCGGCGAGTTCGGGAACCGCCTGCATGATTTCGGGCGTGAGCGGAGCCGTCATCTTCTGAACGAGTGAGCCGTTTGCCAGTTCGCCGTCTGCCGTGGCAGGGAGCAACTCGACAGTGATGGAACCAGAGTCCGTTGTCGGCTGGATGGCGTTGAGCGCGTAAACGTGCAGGCGGTCGTAGACCTTGGCGGCTACGGGTTCCGTGGTGATGGGATTAGGGTTAGTTAGCATAATCGTTAGGCCGCAACGCACAGCACTTTGTATGCCGTGCCAGTGGCGTCAAATAAGGTCATCGTGTGCGTGGCTGTCGGCGTCTCGGCCACGGCATTCTGGTGAATGCGAAGCTGGCCTTGCAGCGGGCAAAAGTCGGAATCGTTGGCAAGACGAGCTTGAAGGGCGGTGCTGTCGCGTTTAAGCGCAGGGAAACTTGTCGTGCTGCCACCAAACTGAAGTCGGTCAAACCCACTTTGCGCTGCGTTTAACAGTCGGAGAACCCCAGACGCTATGTTGCCAACAATAGATGAATTGCCTTGAAATGTGAGGCTGGAGACTACGCTTAATCCCGCCGAACAAACAACGCTTCCACTTGTTGCGCCAATCGTTACGCGTGTAGTTCCATCCGTCTGGAAAACAAGATCCCTCGCCGTCCCGCCGCCAGAACCCTTCTCCGTGCCGAGGATGGCGCTATTGCTTGCCCAAGCCAAACGTAGGCGCTCAAAGTTCGTGGCGTCCGTGTAGGTGTTGTATATTCGGAAGGTTTGGGCGTTGGTGCTGCGGCGTTGAGCGAGCGTGTCGGAAGCCCCATCTCGTAGAAGGAAAACATCTCCTGCTGTTGTTCCCGATGCGGTAGCCAAAAACTCTAACGATGAGCCAATACCTAATGTATGCTCAAAGTTTAATCCAACGCCTCCTCCTGTGCGCGTGCGTGCAGTCCACCTCAAGCCGCTTCCGCCGCACCTAATTAGCGTGGCGTTGGCGGTTGATTCGCCACGACGAATGGAAAGCGCCTCGACACCATCAAGATTGATATTGAAGTAAGAGCTTCCACTGGCACTTGCCGTATTGGTCAACGCGAGGTTTAGCCCAGTAAAAATCGTCCCGCTGGCATTCCAAGTCTGCGCCAATGTAAGCACAGGCGCGGACGCCGTGATCGTGCCGTTGTTGGCGGTGAGTGTGGTGAATGTGCCTGCCGCTGGCGTGGTGGAGCCGATTGCTGGCGGGGCGGCGAAGTCGGAGGTAAGGGCGATGGTTCCGCTCGCGTTGGGCAGCTGGTAGTTGCGGCTGTCTGTAAGATTGTCTTGGCCGACCGCAAGCGTTGCCACATAACTATTGTTGTCCTCAATTTGAATCTGCGAGGTGGCCTTTATGGAGGACGCAATCAACTCACCAGTTGCGTATATAGTGCCGAACGTGACGTTATCCGTTGTATTCAACGACTGATCAAAAAGCTCATCCGCGCCTTCGGGGAGGTGACTTGCGGCGTGAGTCGCGGCGGCAAAAGTCTCATTCGGGCTGCGCGTCCCTTGCATATTTACTACAATGACGCCTGTGCCACTTTGCACTCTGCTTACAACTCCAACCGATTGCACCTGTCCTGTAGTTGGGCGAGTCGCTGTAAGCGTTCCAGCATTGCCGACATAAAGTTCCGTGTTCAACGCATACGCTGCGGTATTCGCGTTCGGTAGCTCGCCAAGAATAACGGCCTCGCCTGTGGCGTTTTGATCCAAGTCTTGATCCAGCAATCCGATAGCTGGCATTTTTGTAGGATCATCAAAATCCGCCGCGCCAACTTCGACGCGATCAGTATCCCCAACATTGCCTTTGACATAGACAGGCGTTCCGCGACTTAAAGCAGAGCCATGCGTGTTCTTTACGTGGATATAAATGTCGCCAGCCAAGGAACCATGAATGTTTGGAAGCGTAGCCAATCCGCTTGCGCTGATCGTAGTAAAAAATCCCGTGATGGCTGTAAGTTGTCCCGCGCTGACAGTTCCCGCGCTGACAGTTGTAAACGATCCAGTGACCGCCGATAAATTAGTGAAGGCTCCAGTGTTCGGAGTTACGTCACCAATCGGAGGCGGATTAGATAAATCTCCACCGCCGCCACCGCTATTGAAAATCCATTCAGTATCGTAATCCGTGTTCGACGCTTTCGCCAAAACGTATCCGCTGATTCCGCCAGAAGGAACGCCAACTCCCGCTGCGCCAGACGGCCCTTGTGGGCCAATGATTCCAACTTCTAATACCTCGTCGGCAGAAGTGGTTTCAATTTTAATCGTTCCGCAACTCATAGTCGTTATCGTGTGATCTCGCGAGAAACTACAGCGCGGCCCTGCACAAGACGGCGGACATTTCCAGACGGAGCTTGCACCTCAAGATCGTAAAGATAGTTCGCCGCCGTAATCGCAGAAGACGAAGCGGCGGAATAGTTCAGAATGATTTGCCCTGCAGAAGTCACGGACATGGTTCCGCCTGTAGTAGAAAGCGAGACTGTCGGGCTGGCCGCTTCTTCCGTAGTCCGCAGCATCATGCGTGCAACGTAGCCGTCAAGATTTACAGGAACATCGTCCGCTTCCCATATAAACGTAGTGTCCCAAGTCGAACCCTGCGGCAGACAAAGATCCGCCTGCGCGGGACATTTTCCATAGAGTCCGCTCATTGTGATTCGCCTCCTCTGCGGTAGTAATCGCGTTCAAGAATTTCAATGCGCGGCGTAAGGGAATCCAGATGTTCGTCATGCGCTGTCACGTTCGCCTGTAGCGTAGCCGCCCACCATGCAACCGCGATGGTCTGCGTGATCAGCACCGCGCCGAAAGCGACGAGGGATTTATATACTGCAAATCGTTCGCGGTCGCTCATTGCCAGAGAGGAAGATAGTAGTTGTTTGTGCCTTCAGTAATCA